CCCAACAGCAAACATTGTTCTTAATGGCCACAACCATGAAAGAACAGTTGTAACGCATACTTGCTATATGCCTAATGCTGTTGGTACTGTAGAAATAACCGACAGATTACACTTGCAAAGTGGGACTTACAAAGAAGAATTTGGCAAATTTGGAGGATTCGCAGTCGAGAAGATTGCTATGCCGAAGTCGCTTGGCGGGCTTTGGCTAAAGTTACGGCCAAGGTATAAAGGCGGCGTAGCTATATCGTGTGAGTTTGCCACTTAATGATCAATCAACATGTTGTTGAGGTATGGGCTCTTATTGCTGTTTACAGCCCCTATGATGCCGAGACGGTGGAAGACAACATCGCTTCCATGCTAAAAGAAATGGCAGCTAGCGACGGCCATTTGCTCGCCCATGATGTTGATTCCTACCTACTTCCTGAATTAAATGGAACACCAGATTGATGAAACTGAACTCCTTTCTAAGAAAATCACAAAGGCTAAGTTTAGAAAATCAATCATAGAAGAATGGGATAGTTGTTGTTATGTATGCGGCAAGCATTTTGATAAGATTACCCTTGACCATTTAATGCCCAAAAGGGCTGGTGGGCACACAACTCGTTTTAATTTGGCTCCATGCTGCTCGGTGCATAATCGCAGCAAGGGGAGTCAGGAATTATGGAGCTGGTGGACGCAGCATCCAGAATGGAATCTTGAGAGAGCTGTAAAGCTTCTGCACTATTTACGTCGTGCTGATAGCTTGCCATTAGCTGATGATAATACACCATAACCTGCCACATTTGGCTATGCTCCCAAACTTGGCCATTGTAAGTAATCTGACAAACAGTGCCGCTATCGGCATTAATCATCATGATCTTAGGTGGTTTCAACATGATCATTCACGCAAGTGGGCATTTCACGGGGGAACACTTGAACATGTTTAACTTCAAACGGTAGCTTTTCCCATACGTCGCAATCCATAGCTGTTTCCCAAGCTATTATTTCCGATTCGGCCATTACTACAGTCTGGAAAGATCCTTTGGAAGTTTGGTTTTTGTGATTAATAAAGGTAGCTGGCAACCGTACAACCCAAGCTTTTGGTTTATCTTGCTGCCATCCATGTCGCGCTTTTGCCGGTCTTCGGTAAATTTTCCAAAGCCACTCCAAGAAATTGTGCATCTAGGGCTCCCTCGATATTTCCCATAAAGGCTTCTAACTCTAGATCCCAAAGCTCGTCCTTGCGGTCGGCCATGGCTCTATCTTCATCAATTGCTAAGGATTCGTTCCAGTATTCCACGACACCAGCTAAGGCGTCTAAACGGTCATCGTGCTGTAAGCAATTTTTCTCATAAGTGATGTGAGTTAGCTGGTGAAATAGCTGATACGCCAGCTTGCGTTCAACCGTATCGTCATCACGACCACGACTATCCTGTTCGACTACAGATCGGTTAATAATTAGCCGGTGTTGATTCAGAACTGGCTCAAGAGCGGAAATAATCCGGCGTTCCTTTTGCATATTGGAACGGACTGGTTCCACGGTGCACGGGTGGTGCAAGCGTAGGTAAGGCTTTAGCAGAGATTCCAGCATCCCTTGGCCAAATTGATCTTCCAGGAGGATCAGGTTTACCTTGTTGCGTTTAGCGGCAACAGCTAAACCTTCAAGCACAGCTTCTGTATAGCCATCACGAAAGGCACCAGCGTCTAGAAGGAACAAGTTGCCGTTGAGGTGAGCGACAACGGCATAAGCAGTTTCGTCAGCACCACGACCAGATGGGTCAATGAACATGGCGCAGCCTTGGAAGGGCAACCAATCGCCATGGATAAAAGCAGGGCGGTGGTAATAGTCACCACTAAAGCCAACCGCAGGGAGATCACTAACTCGGTACTCAGCGCCAGAGGACCACACAAGCTTCTCTGGGGCGTGGTCAGAGACTTCTAGGACCATCAAATCACTCAGCCTTAACGGGAAGCGCTCTAGGTCGGATAAGGAAGTATCTAGTTGGAACTGCAAAGCAAATTGTGATTTGCCATAGCTCACTTCACGCTCTAACAGATCCATTTCAGAAAAACGACCTGGGTCTACTGGCTTACCAATTAGCTCTCTTGGTGCTTCTGCAACAATGGGGGCTAACGAGTCACCGTATTTCTCTGGTTTGGTTGGGTATCTAGATGGCCAGATCCGCGTAGAGAAGCCTTTAAGCAGCAACTTGTTGTAGATCGACTCTTCTGTTTGTGGTGTGCCAAGGTACATGACCTCACCACCGGGTTTAAGGATGGCGTTGTATTCACCAACAGCTGCCAGTAACTTTTCCCGCATCCCTACTGACCAGGAGGTAGTAGGGGTTTCTATGTCATCTGGGATTATTAAGTCAGCTCTGGAGCCTGTCACTTGGCCAAAAATACCAACAGCTTTTACTGATGGGCTTTTATCTGGCCGCGACTGCCGTACATCAAACGCATGAACAGCAGATCGCTGCTCCTCTCGCTGCGGCTCTAAGCATTTCAGTATGGGCATATCACGTATCAGCTGTAAGCAGAAGGTTGTGAAGTTTTTAGCTTCTGCCCCACTAGCTGAGTTGACCATGATCTTTTGCTGTGGATCTAACCGCAGCCGCCACAAAACAAAAGAAGCTGCCATCCATGATTTACCAACACCTCGATAGCCTTGAATGATTCGGCGCTTAGGGCCGTGCTGCATAAACTCAGCTATATCAAGTTGTATCGGTGTTGGATCAGGTAGACCCATGTGTTTCCATACGACACAGAGGAAGTAACGGAAATCACTGGCGAATGGCTCTGGCAGGTCATGCCAAGTAGCAATGGGACGACTCAACTTAAGGATTAACCAGCAAGGCTATCAATAACAATAAAGTTAACGGTCAACGCTTCGGCTAAAGAGCCAGCTGTGTTATTTACAATGCGGTAATCAATAGAACCGTCTTGGGCACAAGCATGAACGCTGTATGCGTTAGATGTACCACCACCGCCTTGGTTGCAGATCACAACGTCAGTAGCGTTACATGTGGTGTTGGTTTGGGTAAATTTAACAACAGCAGAAGCGGCTAAAGCAGCAGCGTTCATCGTGATAACACCTGCTTTGGTGTTAAGCGTTACAGCTGTCGTCTTGCTTGTTGCTTGTGTAACAGCGCCGCAAGAATTAGGACTCATACCAATTGCAGCAGCAGCCCCAATAGTCCTGTTAATTGGGGTAGCAATAGCAAAACCAGCAGGAATTGAAGTCATGGTTTCAAGAGGTGGGGAAAATTAAGATGCTCGGCGACGAGGCATGTGCACTACCTTATCAAGATTTGGAAGATTTGACACTAGCTCGCCAAAAGGTGTGCCTTCTGTGGGTTGGGCTGATATTGAATTGTCTTTCAAAAACTGACGCAGGATATTCATTTCACCAGCAGTAATAGTGCCTTCTTGTAATTTTTCTTTCAAAAGTAGGGCCAAACCAGCATGGAGATCAGCAAGATCGTCCTGGATGTTTTGTTTAGCCATTGCGATTGCCTCCACCCATACAACATTTATAGCATAGCCTTTTTGCTGACAAAAGGGAGGGGCCACTCAGGGCCCCAACCGCAGTAAACCCACCACAGGTTACCAAAGAAACCATAGCACATGGGGCAACTATTGCCCAAACCGAGGAAGGATTACACCCCTTAAATGTTACAGTACATTTGTTCTTACGCCTTAAAGGAACCCCATACCCCTTAAGCTAGCCTAAGATTAGCCTTAGATAATCCTCTGTAAGAGAATAACTAAGATTAACCTTAGGCTAGTTTAAGTTGCTCTGAGGGTACATTCCCCCCTATCTATCTAAAAAATAATCTTAGATAATATCTTTAAGATAATCCTAGATAATCTTCTTACAGAAAATACCTAGGGCTTACTTAAAGACAGCCATAGAGGACAACGCATGGTACGGCTGTACTAACCCTGTCCAGGCTTAGTCGCTGGGGGGCAGAATACGACGACTCCTGTCCCTATCCTCTAAGGCTTACTACAGCCCCTCTACAGGCCCTCCATGCCCATCTATGGCTCTTACCATTACCTACCAGCTTTACCCCTCTTACAGCCTCTTACAGAGGCCAATAAGAGAATCCAGCTGATTAGCCATAGAAGAGCCCCCTTTGACTTTTTTGCGCTGTTTTCGCTAACCCGGAATTAGTACGAGTTACCTGAGACTCACTCGTACTAGCCGGGGGCTGGCCGGGGGCTGGCCGGGGATTAGCCAGGGGTGTTTTTTGTTGCCTAAATTTCTGGGGCTTACGCATAGTGCCCGGGGCCCGCTTCACCCCCCTGGGGGGCCTCCTGGGGTATTTCAGAAGGGGCCAGGGGGGGCCCGCCTGTCCAATGCTGGCCAGGGTGGCCACGACAGGGCAGAAGAACCCTTGCAGGGCAGGGTTTGCGTACCTGTGTTCAAGACAGATGCGCAGGCTTGGCCAGGGCTGCCAGCTGGCCCAGGTCGTTAAGGGGTAGGAGCTGGGCGGGGTTGTGGGTGGCTGTGTCACCGCACCAGGGCCTCAAGTTGCCTAGGGCAAACTGCAGGGCCTTGGGTTGGCATGGGCAAACTGCAGGGCCGCTGGGGCCTGCTGGTGCAAACCTGAAGAAATGTTACAGCTACTCACCACATACGCCAAAGGATGCTTAGGATAAATAGGTAGGCGGGGTGACCCTTCACCGCTTGCGTTACCCACCACCACCACCACAGCAACACAATGACAATCACAGCAACACGGGCCAGCGCCCGCGACCTGGGCCAAGCCCGCAAGGCATACGCCAACCGCTTAGAAGAAGCGACTGGGTTTACCATCCGGTGGAACTACGACAAACAAGAGCAGGCCTGGGCCTTTTATCTGCTCGACCCATACGGGCAAGAGAGTTACCCCTTCTATTGCTGGGATGATCTGACCGATTTTTGCCAGGATGAAGTGGATGAATACGAGGCGCTTTATCACAACATCGAGCCCAAGTATTACGAGGATCAATTCAGCGACGCAGAGGGGGGCCTGTGATGGCTGGCACCAATCACGCACCACGGCAGGGGCCCATGGAATTGAGCACCCTCACCCGATACCTAGCTAGGGCCCACAACAACAGTTGCAATAGGGCTGCTAAGTGGGGGCACCAGGGCACCAACGCCTACCTCGAGGCTTGGAACTGGTGCAATGCAATAAAGGCAGGGCTAACCACAGCAAAGCCCAGCTGGTTGGCACAGCGGGCCATCAGTGCTTGCCAGGAAGTTTGTCCCATGGATTGGTTAGAGGGGGCGCCCTCCCAGGTAATCAATCAAGGCCGTTATGCCAATTGGGATGGTTCCGCCGTTTGAAGCCAGCACGTAGGCGGGGCCCTGGGCCCTGCTTATCTGCTGCCCTCACTGGGTAGCACCACCACCACCACAGAACCACAATGGAACTAACTCAATTCGATTGGCTGCGCATACGCAGCGCCTTGTTATCAGCAGTCAACGACCTAGCCGACGCCAGTTCAGATCAGGAGCTCGCCTATCTGTCCACCTATGACGCAGTAAGGGGGGGAATTGTTGCCCTCTATGGCGTCGATTTTAGAAACGACGGCAACACCTCCACCCAATTAATAGGGGGCAAGTTCTAATGAAGGCCACCACCCTGTACCTAATCATGGAGGCCCAAAACGAGGGGTCACCAATCCACCACTACAGCACCACAGACGAGACCGCAGCAGCTGACTACATAGACAGCAGGCGGGCAGCCTTTGCCGAGTCAGGCATTCCCGGCTGCCCTTGGTACTACATCAACATCAACATCAACACCACCATTTGAGCTAATGACCACCACCACAGGCACCAGGGCCAGCACCAGGGCCCGCAAGACTTACGACGGGCCCACACCAGAGGAACAGCTAGCCGCTGATCTAGTGGCACTGATGGAATCTGCCGAGCTGCCACCATGGCGGCGTGAGTGGCACGGGCACCAGGGCCAACACCGCAACCTCGTTACCGGGGCCGAATACTCAGGTTCCAACCCTTTACTGCTAGAGCTCGGCAGCCTGAGCCGGGGGCATTCAATGCCGCTGTGGTTAGGAGCTGGGCAGGGTAAACCGTTGGGCTGGTGGCCTCGCAAGGGGACTAAAGCCTGCCGGATTATCCGGCCACAGCTGAACAGCTACACCGACCAAGCCGAGCCAGTCGGAGGAGGGGAGCCGGTCGACATCACCAAAACTTGGGTGTCATTCAAAGCGGTTGCCGTATTTAATGCGGCAGATCTGCAAGGCGCCACCGAAGAAAGCCAGGCTGCGCTAGATGCAGCAATCAAAGCAGCGCTAGGACTAGGCCCTGCACCGGCACCAGCCGCCAGGTTGGAAGCAGCCGAGGCGGTGCTTGAGGCTTGGGAAGTAACGACCACCTTTGAGGGGTGTCGAGCTAGTTACAACCACCGCAGCGATTCAATCACGATGCCACCGGCTGATTCATTCATTAACCGCGAAGCATTCGCCGCGACCTGGGCCCATGAACAAGCGCATAGCACCGGCCACAGTTCAAGGCTTGATAGGCCCATGCTGAGCTACACTGAAAGCGCTAAGAGTTACGCGCTAGAGGAGCTGATCGCAGAGCTGGCCGCTGTTCTGATCTGCTACCGGCTACAGGTTGGCAGTGAGTTTACCAATCACGCCGCTTATCTCAAACACTGGGCCCAGATCCTGAGAGCTGAACCTAAACAGCTCTTTAAGATCCTCTCAAAGGCCAGGGCTGCGGCTGATTTGATCACCGGCACCACAGCACCAGAGGTGCAGGCATGACCCGCACCACTTGGGCCATCCTCGCCGCCTGTTCCGTCTGGTGGCTAGCAATGTTGCACCTACTAGCACAGGTGCCAGAACCACCAGCACAGCGGCCCCCCTACCTGTTTCCGCAGGGCCAGGGCCAACC